TGGATGCGTAACCGCGCTCGTATGATATCGGAGTTGTCTGTTGACATCTTCCTCGGTAAGGAGAAAAACTTTGGAGAACTCAAGCGACTCATTGAGAGTACAGCGGAGGATTCGATTGGCGAAAAGACGACGTACACGGAGGTGGACATGGGGCTCGAAGAGCTTCTGGACTCCCTTACGTTGGAACCTGATTTTCCATTCGACTGGGAACCGCTCTCCGGCTACGTTCCGGGGTTGGATCGGGGACATTTTGGAATCATCTTTGCGCGACCGGAGACCGGCAAGACTACGTTCGTATCTTTTCTCGCTAAGAAGTTCCTCGAGCAAGGGCTTACCGTTGCGGTTTGGGGCAACGAGGAGCCGGCTGTACGAACTAAACTACGTATCATCCAGAGTTTTTTTAAAGCTACGCGGAAGGAACTCAGTGAAGGGCGTGATAAATTTGCAGAAGTATGGCGTAGCAAGATCAGCGACCGCCTCCATGTTCTTGACTGCGTTGGAACGACCATTCAGGAGATTGATGACTGGTGCACGATTAACAAGCCGGACATCGTATTCATTGACCAGCTAGACAAAGTGAAGATTGCAGGTAAGTATAATCGTGGCGATGAGAAACTTAAGGAGATCTATTTACAAGCGAGGGAGATAGCCAAGCGTAATAAGTGTCTTGTGTGGGGTGTATCTCAGGCATCGGCAGAGGCAGAGTCTATGATGCACGTGGAGTACCAGTACTTGGACAACTCCAAGACAGGTAAGGCAGGGGAGGCTGACTTGATTATCGGTATCGGCCGTACAGGTGACCGCTCCCCAGAGAATACCAAGAGGTACATCTGTATCTCGAAGAACAAACAGAATGGCTGGCATGGGACAATCCCGTGTGAGCTCGACATGTATCGGGCAGTGTACGAAAAGAACAACCAAGTGATTGTCGTACCGCCTGAGAACCAAGAGCCTGTGGCTCAACCGACTGAAGAGGAAATGAATAATGTGGAGTGAATATAACGCAGAGTATCACACTCGTAAGAGTTACGATTCCGTCTTAGGCAGGTGTGGATATCAGTCCCACATCCCTACACCGTCCTTTACTGATTACATCGCTAAAGGCATTACTGTGTGTGACAGGTGGCTACAGTCCTACAAAAATTTTGTAGAGGACATGGGATTACGCCCCTCGAAACGGATGACCCTCGACCGTATCGATAACGCCAAAGGATACAGCAAAGAAAACTGTCGATGGGCAAGTTGGTTTGTACAGCAGTACAACCGGACTAAAAAGCCTAAGAATTATCATTACGATAAGAGCCACACGCAGAAGTGGGTTGTGTCTTTTCAGGTTGAAGGTAAGACTATTAACGTGGGAAGATTTGAAGATGAGAAGACGGCGAAGAAAGTAGCGAAGGGTATACATCGCTTGATCGACCGGTTCATTGAGACGGAGTTGTTACGATGAATATCCTGACATTCGATGTGGAGACAACCCACAAGCCGAAACCCAATGGTGGGTATACACCACTTCCCTATTTTGGTAATCATTTGGTGAGCATCGGTTACAAGATGTTTACACCACATAAGCGAGTGGTGAGCGCAGGTATTGAAAACGATGGCTACCTCTGCTTCTACCACAATGACAGAGAACCAACACCGGGTGGCTTTGAGACATTCCAAGCTGTTCTCGATGACGCAGACGTAGTGGTAGGCCACAACGTGAAGTTCGACCTCAACTGGATAAAGGAGTGTGGATTTAAGTATGATGGACCTGTCTACGATACTATGGTGGCTGAGTACCTTCTTGCGAGAGCACGTAAGTGGCCGCTCTCCCTCGATGCCCTCGCTAAAAGGTATGAAGTTACTGAAAAGAAGAAAGACCTTACGACGGATTATCTCAAGAGCGGCAAGACATTCGCGCAGATACCGTGGGAGATCGTAGAGGAGTACGGGATTGCGGACGTACAGGCTACATGGGAGGTGGCTGAGAAACAGGTGAGGGAGAAGTATCAAACAACGTGGGAAGAATTGTATGGCGTTTAAGAAACAGTACACTGAAAAAGATATTGAAACTTTAATCCGGATGTGGGGTGACGGATACACAGCCACTGAGGTAGCTGATGCGATAGGAAAGAGCATGGCGTCAGTCCGCCAGTTTATCCACCGCAACAGAAAGAAGTACGACCTCGAAGTAAAGGAGGGGGGTAGGTACGTCCCGCGACAAACCTTTGACAAGCAGTGGCATGGTTCGATACCATGCGGCCATTGGATGATTACGAAACCGTGGAGGAAAGTGGCATGATTAAGTTTGAGTATAAACCTAGGGCACCTGATGCTGATTGGGGTATAACTTTTGATCCGCCTGCTGTGGAGAGCCTGAGTATGACGTTGGGTGATGATGTCACATGGAATGAAGCAGTATGTGAGTTCCAAAACTTCCTACGTGCGGCAGGGTATGTGATCCCGTATGACTTCGAGGAGAAGAACACATGAGTAAAGAAGTGGATCGCCTACGTGCAAAGAAGAAACAAATCTACGAAGACCTCAAAGATGACATCAACGAGTGGTTTGAGTGTACACCCGAAATGCACAGTATCCCTATGCAAAAACCAACAGGAGATAAACCAATGAATATAGACGTAGAAAAAGACGCACTCATCGGGGTGAGTGACATGGTAGAGCACGAGGATGGCTCTGCAACATTCAAGATCGACACAACCCCCGAAGCGACTCGACTTCTCGTGGAGATCGGGTTAGTATCCCTACTCGAGAAGGCCATTGACAAGGATAACGATGAGTATTCTCTCGACCCTTCCCTGAGGAAAGACGAGGAAAATGTGGATGAATAAGAAACCTATGATTGACCGAGGACTACTCGGCGGGGTAACCTTAGAATCTGCCGTTAAGTTGGTGGAGTTCCTGAAGTGTGAAGCTGACATGGACGACGACCTAACGACAGTCGAGTACTACAATGGTATGCTCGAAGGATTAAACGCAAACATGGCTGGGGAGATATGCTCCGAAGCCCTCGAGAAAGAGATCAAAGCCTATGGCATCGAAACTTGTATCAACTTTAAAGCTTTCCCTAGAGATGACAGAAGTCTTATCGAGCTTGGAACGGACAGGGATAAAGATTGACCCCACTGTCCTCGCTGAGATTGAGAAAGAATACCGGGACGAGATGAACGCCCTCGAGGTCAAGCTACAGCGCATGGCTGAGGCCGCGATGGGGGATACCCCTGTCAACCTGAACAGTGCCGACGACCGCTCGATGCTGTTCTACTCACGTAGAGTCTTGAGCAAGAAACGGTGGGCGTCTATCTTTAACTTGGGCTCGGAGTTACGGGGATCAACCCGTAAGCCGAAGCAACGTACAAAAATGACAAAAAATTTATTTGGAATGTACGTCAAGGATGAAACAGAGATCTTGCATAAGACGATGGCCTCACGTTGCACAGCGTGTAAAGGTGCGGGCCGTAAGAAGGTTGTTAAGAAAGATGGCACAGAAGGCAAGGCCGTACGGATATGTAAGTCCTGCGAAGGCGATGGGGTAATCTATGCGAAGACTAAAGAAATCGCCGGTTTCAAAATTATCCCGCGTGATGCGTGGGACACAGCGGCCGCAGGGTTCAAGACAGACCACGAGACACTTAAGGAACGCCTCACTGAGCTTTCTGGAGACGCCCGAGAGTTTGCAGAGTCATACTCCCGATATAATGCACTACGGACTTATCTCTCTACTTTCGTCGAAGGGCTCAAAAACAATCGGGATGGAAACGATATCGTTCATCCAGACTTCATGCAATGTGTCACGGCTACAGGACGACTCAGTTCTCGTAACCCCAACTTCCAGAATATGCCCCGAGGATCTACGTTTGCTATCCGAAAAGCAATGGTCTCTCGTTTTGAGGGAGGGAAAATCCTCGAGGCTGACTACGGACAACTCGAGTTCCGAGTCGCAGGATTCCTAGCCAACGACCCGCAGGCATACCACGACGTGGAGAACAAGACAGATGTACACACTGTTACTGCTGAGATTATTGGGTGTTCCCGCCAAGATGCTAAGGCACACACCTTTAAACCTCTTTATGGGGGTACGACAGGTACTGCTGACCAACAGCGATACTACAGGGCTTTTAAAGAGAAGTATGCTGGGGTGACGGCGTGGCACGACAAGTTACAGAGTGATGCTGTCGAGAAGGGGTTTATCACGCTACCGTCAGGAAGACAGTACGCATTCCCCGGAACAACATGGACTGAATGGGGGACGGCAACCAACCGCACCTCCATCTGTAACTACCCTGTGCAGGGCTTTGCGACTGGGGATCTCTTACCAATCGCCTTAGTAAAGTTGCATAAGTCTATGAAATCTAAGGACTTAAAAAGTGTTATCTGTAACACGGTTCATGATAGTATTGTACTTGACGTATTCCCCGGAGAGGAGGATACTTGTACTACCCTTGTGGTGGAGGCAATGATGTCGCTACCCGAAGAGTGTCGGAGGAGGTACGGTGTGGAATATGACATGCCAATCTCAGTCGAGTGTAAGATGGGGTCCAACTGGTTGGACACCGAAGTTGTCTACGCAAACTAAGGAGAGCGTAATGGGCGAAGTGAGCGTTATGGAAAATCCTTTCGACAGTATGTTGGAAGCAGTGAAGTCAGGTAACACGCAGGATTTGATGCGTCTATCTGGTCAGGCAGATGAGGACACACCAAAGGCAGGTCTGTCACGTCTGAACATCAACTACGAAACAGATACAGATGAGGGTCACTCCCTCAAGAAAGGTACATGGAAAGTGTACTACGATGGCGAGTTTGTCTACGCAGACTCCGTACAGTTCCGCCCACTGGTGCGGACATATGAATGGTCAGTGTGGGATCAGGAGGAGAGCAAGTTCTCCAACCGTTCGATCCAAGCACCATCACTGGACTATCAATTCCCAGACATCTCAGGGGGCAACAAGTGTGGCCGCCTAACGAAGTCTGACGAGGAGCAACTCGGTGAGGATCACCCGCAGACACTGGCTTCACGTCTCGCTACGTGTAATCAGGTGTTCTACGCAGTGATTAACATGAAGGGTAAGACTGCTGAGGGCAAGGACGTAGAGATTAAGGACTACCCTGTAGTTACTTACTTCAAGCGTTCTGGCTTCCGCCCTGCACGTGAAGCTATCCAGAAGCTCGGTAACACTCCGATGAACGAGGTGTTGTTTGAGCTCACTACGAAGCGTCACAAAATGGGTAGCGTAACTTACTTTACACCTGTGTTTACGGTGTCAGGTAGTGCGCGTCTCGACGGTCCTACGACTGAGTTACTCACTATGTTCTTAGAGACTGTCAAGGCTTCTAATGCAAACATCATGGAGCAACACAAGGAGGCTATGAAGGCCAAGGCGTCGACCGAAGAAATTGACTTGGCGGCGGACTTTAACTGATGCTAGCGGAAGTTCAGGTTAAGAACTTCCTTCAAGCGGCCACGAGGGGGGAAGCAGTGCTTTCCCCTTCTGTGCTTGAGGAGTTCGCACAGGATTGCCGCGAGGCACTCGAAAAGCAATTTAACCGTAACCCTGAGTGGCGTATACGGATGAGTGGACTCGGACGTCCTCTCTGCCAACAGATACACGGACGTGATGGGAAGGACGAGGAGATGTCCTACAACGCTATCATGCGATTCCTTATTGGGGATCTCGTGGAGTGTGCGGTGATGGCGATCCTCAAAGGAGCGGGGATTAAGATCGTAGAGGCACAGGGAAGGTGCCAGCTTGACGTTGGGGGTGAACAGGTGCAGGGCACCCTAGATTTGATTCTCGACGATCCTGTGGACGGAGAGAAGGTCTGGGACGTAAAGTCAGCAAGCCCCTACTCCTACGCACAGAAGTTTAGTAAAGGGTACGACAATCTTAAAGATGACGACCCCTTCGGATATCTCATGCAGGGACACCTGTATGCTGAGTCGAAAGGGAAAGACTTCGGCGGATGGATTGTAGTGGATAAGTCGAGTGGCGAGATCCAGTTTGTACAAGCACCGGACGATCAGCAAGAAGACAGGGATCACTACATCTCTGAGGCCGGTAAAGTTGTCGAAGCCCTGATGTCAAACTACACGTACACGAAACCTCCGATAGATCCTATCCCGGAGACGTACAAGAAGGATGGGGTAGTTCACGAGACAGGAAACAAACTTCTCGCAAAGAACTGTACCTTCTGTGGCTATCGCAAGCATTGTTGGCCCAAGGCTGTCCAGCATGAGAAGGTGACGTCGAAGGCTAAGAACAAGCCTTTCGCTTGGTACCACACATTAAAGGTAAAGGAGCTATGAAGACAACAGATATCAAGAAGGTAGTCGAGCTACAAGGTAAGATTATCAAACTACGCGACCGTATCATGAAGGACGTCGAGCGGCACAACACGATGGTTATCGATGAGCTACGCCCAATGGTGCAGGGAGTACTCCCCTCAACAATCTACCAAGTAGGAGACATGACCTACAAGAGAGGTAAAC